TCAATCACGTTGGCCATCGTAGCAAGATCGTTGATCGTTAGGTTCATTGGTGTCTCCTTCTCTTGGTTATTAAATTAACCATGCATTTATTTAACTCAGCTTCTTAAGAAGCTGGTCTTGTGGTCAAAAAGAAAGGGCTCTGTAGAGCCCTTGAAGGGTTGGGTTTACCTACGGATTATTCGTAGTGTGCAGTCACACCAAACGGAGCCGTCTTGTTGCGGTTGCTGTGGATGATCCACAATGTGTCGCAATAGTCAGCATCGCCCCAGCTACCAAAAGGTTCGCCGTCAGTGAACACTACCAGCTGATTAGGTGTGATGTCATTTGCCTTCATGTGATCAAAGATCACTTCAAAGCTGGTACCACCACCGCCCTTGATTTCATAGGTACGGATGTCGTTGCCAACTTCGCTGGTGAACACTTCCTCGCCATACACACCGGTATCGAACTGGAAGATGCGCACGGTGTATGAATCAAACTGATCCATGATACCAGCGATCTCGCCCAAGAAGTCTTGGAGCATAGCGGTGCTGATAGAACCGGATGTGTCAATGGCAATGGCCACGTTCACTTCGTCACCGGGCAGCATGCCTGGCAGGATGGCACGGGTATGTTGCATCTTGCGATTAGGACGCATGAACGAATAGTCGTTCTTGATCATGCTAGCCAGTTGGATCTTGAGCACATCGCGCCAGCTCATCTTGGGAGCAGAGATATCATTCAGGATACGCTGGAAGCCTTTGGGCACGTTGCCAGCACCCACGCTCTGTGCAGCCTGGAGCACGGCTTCTTTGAGCTCGTCGCTCAGTGCCTTCTTTTCTTCTTCGGTCAGTGGCTGGCCTTTGAAGCCACCCTTGCCTTCGCCGTCCTCGTCGCTGCTCTTACCATCGCCATCCATATGGATGTCAAGTGTAGCCTGTATCTTGACAGCATTCTTCATCAGCTCGTCATAGACTTCTTCGGAAGCCATGCCACGATACTTGCTGTCCAGCAAGATAGGCACAGCCTTGATCTGTGCGCCGATACGTTCGTCTACAAGGATCTGATTGATCACATAGTCACCGGCCATGTTCCAAACGTCACGCTGGCGATCACCGCGGCGCAGGAAGTGCTGCCAAACACAGTGACCAACCTCGTGTCCTACCAGGAACACCAGTTCGTCATCGGTCAGCTTCTGCACGAAGTCGGCATTGTAATAGAACCGACGTCCGTCAACTGCCGCAGTTGGGATGCTGTTCTCTTCTACCAGTTGGAGTCGTGTTGCAATCTGTCCAAAGAAACCGTGCTTCAGGAGCATGCGCACACGTGCTTTGGTGATGCGATCTGCGGGACTGAGTTTCATATGCTTCTCCTGGGTTTCTTGTATTCTACTATATGTATCTGGATTCGTCAACCAAAAAGATTGGGGTGGCCCCCGCTAGAAGACCACCCCACCATCTCATCACTTGGCATCCACGTCAACGATGAGATGGGCAAACTTCTCATAGAACTCTTTGAAGTTCTTGAGCTTGCGGTAATCAAACTTGAGCTCGTATGTCTTGAGCGCAGTAGCAGCACCCATCACCACGATCTCCTTCTCCATATTGTCCATCATGAACTGGATGAAGTTCTCGCACATGGGATGCCATGCATCCAGCTTCCCAGTCTTGACCATGGCATCATGCTCGGACTTGAGCTCGTAGCACATGGCAGTAACAAGGCTGAACTTGGCGGAGATCTCCTTGACATCCATCTTGGTGACCTTGCCACTCAGCACGTCGGACGGATTGGGCAGCTTGCTGGCAACCTTGCGGTGTGCCATAAACTTGACTGCCAAGCCAGAGCCAACACAACCTGCGACCAGATCGCTCTGTAGCGAGTCCAACATCTGATCATCCAGCAAGTCGGACACGAATGACCACGAGCGCGGTGAACCAAACGAGCGGTCATGCACCTGCGGATCAAACTGGAACAGATCGGCCTTCTGATAACTGAGGTAACCAACCACATCGGGGTGGATCTGGTTCTTGACAGCCCAGGTCTGCCAGTCGCCAAAGTCGACATGGAGCTCGATGTGCACGAAGCGATTGGCCAGCGGGCTGGGCATGCGATATGTCACACCCTTGTCGCTCAGCCGGTTACCGGCAGCAACGATAACCACGTTGTCGGGAAGATGATAAGCACCAACACGACGGTTCAGCACCAGCTGATAAGCCGCAGCCTGAACGGCTGGGGGTGCAGAGTTCATTTCATCAAGGAACAGGACCACGATAGGATACTGTTCAGCGAACTCCTTGCTGGGCAGCTCGCTGGGCTGAGCCCACTTCATAGTGTTGTCGGTGGAAGAATAATAAGGGATGCCCTTGATGTCAGTGGGTTCCATCAGCGCCATGCGCATGTCGATGGTAACGCCACCAAGCTCTTCGGCAATCTGACCAACAAGGTCACTCTTGCCAATGCCCGGGGGACCCCAGATGTAAACTGGGCGACGCTTGCTGATTGCCTTGCGGAGCAATAGACGGGCGTCGGAGATTTTAACGGTCCTGCTGTCGACTGTGGATGCTGTTGCCATTTGTTTTGCCTTCTAGCGGTTGAACATGATACTATTATTGCATGCTCAAGGCAGCATGTCAAGAGCCCAGCGAAGTTTTCTGCCAGGCTCTTGACAGGTGTTGCAATTAAGCAACAGCCTTCTGTGCCTTGGCAGGCTTGGCGGCAGGAGCCGCGCCCTTATAAGACTCCAAAGCCTTCTGGAGCAGACCTTCGCTCTCAATCTCAGCCTTGGTCATTTCACGGGGGAGTTCAGTGAACTCGATGTTTGCATGACCACCGCGCTGCATCACCTTGATGCGGGTAGCGGTATCATTGGTGAAGCGAGCCTTCACCTTCCCGTTGAGCAGGGAAACGCCGACATACTTAAACGTCTTGGTGGACTTGGAAGCCATGGTAAATTACCTCTCTCTGTGTAAAAGTGATAGAGCACCATGCCCTATCTGTTTATGATGTTACGCCCAACCCATCTTACGGTCAACCTCTTTTTGGCGCTTGCGATCATAAAGACGCTCGGACTTGACCGAACGCTGTTTATAGCGCGAGTCCAAAAAGAGCACAGCATGGGCGCGGGTGCGCTTGCGCGGTGCTTTGACTGTGATGCATGTTCGTTTCATCATACCATCATTATATAGCGGGTGGGCCCAACGGTCAACCACTTTTTGCCCAAAAAAGCAAGAAAAATTCTCTAATGAAATCAATGACTTAGCACAGGGTCCAAAAAAACCCTAATGAAATCAATGACTTAGCGATCTGCGGGAGTGTTGCAAAAATGCCACACTTTGTATGCAGTAGGGCACGACTCCTGTTGCATAGCGGGCAGTGGCCGCCCGCACCCGTAAAGATTAACGGTCCTAAGGGTGTTCGGTTGGATCAATGGAACAGTAGGTAGCTGCCTAGAACGTCGTTGCGGTTTGCGCTGTCGTCGCCGTCTCCGGGCATGACGATCACGTTCCATTTTGGTTTGCCATCGTCCTTGGTAGACATCATCTGATCGTATGTGATGATGCTGTTCCTGTCGATCTTGAATTGTTGTGCCAGACGCTGTTTGAAAGTGTCCAGGTTGTCTTGGCTGGCAAACTGCATGCGGCCTTTGGCATCCTTGATCAGGTTGTTGCCCTTGCGAGCGATCAGATCAAAGAACATGTCCTTAGGCACCACTCGGCTGTGCTTGGTCTTTTGGAAGTTGATTTGCTTCTCTTCCCCTGATTGTGCACCACCAGAGAAGTTCATCTTGAAGTTGGAAGGTTTGTCGCTCTGTGCTACGCTGGCCATCTTGGTGTAGGCATAGAAATCCACATTAGGAAACTGACGAGCAACATCGTAAGCCACATTGAGATATTCTGGGCTGAAGAAGTCTCCCGCATCATGCCAACGCACGATAACCTTGGTGCCCTTGTTCTTTCTCTGTGCCGAACGTATCTCTGCTGCCATTTCGTCGGCAAATCCCTGTGGATCGTTTAGCAGGAAGTTCAACATGCGTGTTTGGTTCATGCTCACGGCCTTGAACATTACATAGCTGCCCTTCATTGCATAGCAGAATGTCTTGCAAGCACCGGCACCAGGGCAAGTGTCTACAACCACAAACTCCCCGGTCTTTTCATTCACAGCCAAGCCTTTCAGTGCGGGCAACCCCACGTTGAAGAAGATGCTGGTTGAGCCATCGCTGTGCTGCATCTTTTCGTTTTGTTTGAGTATCTTGGTTGGACGTTCCGTGATAGCTTTACGCAATGCATCCAGATCATAGTCGTTGCCGCCTTCGTCTTTGATCTGGATGTTGCTGCCGTGTATGTAAGGCATCTTGTATGGATCTGTTTTGGTCTTTTCTTTGTCCTTAATGCGCTTGGCATACTGTTGCATCTCGTCGTCGCTTGCAGTCCTGTAGCGTGCACCTAGACCGAATTCATCTCCAGGTGCTTCTTCCAGCGATTCTGCGGTTCCGTAAGGATTAACAGGAACCCATTTGTTTCCTTGTTTCTGCACAAACTTCTTTGGATCAAACTTGCTGCGAATGATACCAGCCACACGCAAGGCATCTGCTTGTTCGAATCTCCAACCTTGGCTCTGTGCTTGCCTTTCATCGTTGTTGCTGATGCTGCGCTGTTTCAGCTTACCGCTGGCAGGATCAAACCTATACATGAGATTGGCTTCGTCGTTTTGGAATGCTTCGTCTATGCCTTCGTCTACGAACGAATCCAATGGGATGATGGTAAGGCCATTCATCTTCTTGGCACCATCAGGAAGCTCTTTCTTTTTCTGTGCGGCTTCTGTTATGATCTCATGTATTTTCATTTTTGTTTTCCTGATTTCATGTTAGCGCACCAATGCGCCATGCGCTGCCGTTCACCAGAACTTTTTGCAGCGATACTTCTCAATTTGCTGGCAGGCTGTTTGCAATCTACGCCCACACGCTTGGCCAATCCTTTGCGTCCTGGCTTTTTACCATCATCAAAATTCTCATGCATGCCAAAATTACCACCCATTCGTTCTTGTTCGATATCATGTCGTTTGGCATATTGATCGATTATCATGGCCAGTTGGAAATCCAGTATGGTCAGGCCCTTGACATCAAATGTAGTAGTCTTGACTGTGACTTCGGCCACATCCTGTGTGACTTCAGCGAAGTGATCCATCTTCTCACTGAGATCATTGATGAACTGCACAAACTCTGCTGCACGTCGGTGATCAGCAGCCACATACATGGCTTGCAGTATGCGATGATCCAACATTTCCCAATCCGGCAGATATTTGCTTTTGAGGTCATCCAGTGCGTCAGGCCCGGGCTTGAACTCTTCCACATCCTGACTACGGAACTGGCCTTCTTCTACTGATTCATTCTTACTGCGACCTTGGCAGTGAGCACGCTGGCTGAAACCCTTAGGGTTGTTGCAGTCGATAGAACGCTTGTATTTGTCGCTCCACTTTTCTTCCACAGACTGATCCGTGCTTTCAGTTTTTCTGGTCTGCTTGGGGCCTTGGCGCTGCTTCCACTTTTTGTCAGTGGAGCACCAGTATCGGCCATAGCCCTCAGATACCATGATGTCAATTATCTTCATAAGCCTCTACCTGGATCCTTGCCTTCGCACCAGCTTTCGAGATCTCCGCCAAACAATGTAAACTCCATGGCATCCATCTCATTGAACAGTATGAGCCTGTTGCGATCAAGGAAGTATGGCCATTGAAGATGACGATCCAACGCTGTGAGGTATTTAGCTTTTATGGGTGTGTCTTTTGGTATGCGCACGGTGTAGTGTTCAAACACCTGCTTGGCCAGTTTCATACCGAATGTGGTAAAACGTGTACCTTTACCATTCCTATAGTTGAGGAAAACCTGGAAGGGCGTTAGTGGGTCGGGGTATAGGGGTTGTATTTCCCGTAAGACCGTATCAACCAGCGGAGTCTTCGCTGCCCAGGCATCGTCCTGACTTGAGCTCATAGACTTCAAACCCCTTTGTGTTGAATTGCTTGTTCAGCTTCTGTGCAAGATTGTATGCATGTCCAGGATTGCTGAAGCTGACCTTCTTGTATTTAGGTCCAGGGTAATTGACCAAGCTGTTTACCATGCGCAAATTGATGGGCTTGCCATTGTGGAAAACTGCATAGATGGCATCCGCCTCCAGAACTTGATCGCTCTTGTAGGTTTTTTTGTTGGTGATTTCGAGGAGGATGGTCGGTTTCGGTCTGGCCATAACTGTTCTTTCTATGCTCAGTTATTTATGACCAGAGTTAGATTTTACAAGGGTTGTCTTTTGGGCTGTAGCTCTTCTAATTCTTTGATTGTAACACCGCCAGGACGCAGCAGCGGGCCCGCTGCTATAGCGCAGCTGAGTCCTTGTGTTGCAACCACCCTAAGTATTACAAAGTTTTTGGTTTCAACATTCATCCAGGTTTCATATAGTTCTGGACCAACTTCACCATCGGGACGCATACCAGTGGTCAGTATGCGGAACCCTTCTTCTGTCAATGACTCTTCGGCTACTCTAGACGGAAAGCACATCATTGGCATTGGTATCATGATGCCTTCTACTTCATCTTTGGATTTGTGATCATTGATATATCGATTGAGGTTGGCTGTTTTCTGTGCCGGTTCCTCGGCTGCGACTGGAATGAGATCAGCTGCTCTATCTATGTTTAACCCTACCAGGGTCACAGTCATGGCTGTTACTAGATACCATAGTATGTTTTTCATCTGAATGATCCGCCATCCAACGACGACTTCTTGGTGGTATCGGTACGGTCTACGACCGTTATATTTTGATTCAAGAGTATCTGTGCCAGCAACACAGAAAGTTCAACTGCGTCTTTGGTCTCCATCCTGATCTCTTTGAGACCATGACGGCTAGCATCCTTGGTTTTCGCTAAAAACCGATCCAGTGGGGACAGATCCCGTTTGATCATTTCTTTTCCATGAAGTCATCGCAAGACGCAGATCCATCTGCGACCTGAAAGGTCCAATGTATGGATAACTTTTCAGGGTATTTACCTTTGGGCAAAAAGCCTCAGCATGTAATCCATTGCGCATCATTCCATACCAACCGGCGGCATGGACTACCTTGCTATTCCTATTCTTGGTGTAGCACGGAAGCCCTGCTTCCTCTCGAACATTAAACACATCCTCGAGATCGGTAGGGTATCCATACACATCTTGTAACTGCCCGGCAACAACAGCAGCAGTCGATGCTTCATTGATCTCCAATGCCTTGGTAGCTTCTTCCACAGAAGTAAACCTGTGGCCTTTTCCTTCGAGCATGACAGAAATATGATCTGACTCAACACGCATGGTGCCTACCGATGCGCCATCTTTTTGCAAGATCCAGAATTTGTCTTTGAGGACGACTTTGGTGGTTATCATGACGAATAACTCGTTGACAGATATTCAGAATGAATCTTGACGTCATCGCTGATGCGCGAAAGATTCCACTTACCACAGAACTTGAGAAAGTTGATACCCACCTGTGACTGGCCAACCTTGGCTGCTTGTGTCTGGATGGTCTCGTCTAATACTGCCTTGATATCGTCGGGCTGCATGCGAAGATCAATCAGCTGACGATTGAATTCGTATCGGTCTTTCACACGGTGTTCATCACCATTGTGATCTACCCAGCGTTGCAGCATGAGGTTGTTCCAGTTGTATCCTTTGCTATTACGATCCGCAAAGGCTTCCTGCAAGCCTACCTTGTTCTTGCTACCTTTGGTACGCACACCCGGAAACGCCGAGAAGATGTTGTCGCTGACATCGCCGCGCATGCACTTTTCGAACAGTAACCATTCCGGGTCCGGCGCAGGCAGTTCTTCCTTGGTTTTCTTGTCTTTGACTTTCTTACCCTTTTCATCAAAGAAACCTTCGTGTGTGATAGTCTGCTTGCTGATACCATTGTAGATGCGAACATTGGGAGCGATCAGCTGATAGAAGTCGCTGTCACTGCTGACAATCACGTGGCTATCATCTTTATGCAGTTGTATCCAACGTGCAATGAAATCATCTGCTTCGCAGCGTTCGTGACGCAGAACAGTGGCATTGGTTTTCTCTGCGATGAATTTGGTGAACTCATCGTAGGCCTTCCAAAACATCTCATCTTCTTCTGCTTCCTTGACTGTTAGCGCAGCCCTTGCAACAGCACGATTTGACTTGTAACCTTGATACACATCCTTGCGCCAGCTGCGACCTTCAAGACAGAATACCACGTGACGGCCTTGAAAATCTCGCCATGCCTTGGCTAGACTGGCAAACATGATATGATATGCCATACCGATCTTTTCTTCAGGGTCGTTTCCACGCACCACGTGCCGTGCACGGAAAAACATGTTGGCTGTATCAACCAGTAGGTACGACATATCAGATCCTTGTTTTACGGTTTAGGCGGAAGACGTTCAGCATCGGCGACGAATTTGCTTTCCTCGTTGACACTGGCAGCAACATTACGGCAAAGATCATTGAACCAATTGTCCACGACCTCTTCCGCATCTTTT